AATATTATAGTCCATTTTTGTGTTTTTGTATTGTTAAAAATTTCAATAAGTTCATCACTATCACTAATTGCCCATGCAATTCTTTCTTTTTTACCTATTTTTTTTAAATCATTTGTTACATAACTATGAGAACTACAGACATATACTTTTGTAATTTCAACGTATTGAAGGGGTTTAGACAGAACTGCATTTGTTATTAAATAAATACATATTATCATTACTGTTATATCAAATATTCTCATTTTTTGTTTTCTCTTCTAATTGCTTCTTTACATTGTTTAGCTAATCTTGCTACTTCAGTTTTTCCCATCACTTTTGCTCGTTGCTCCATAACAGTTAAAATCTGTATTTTTCTTGCAAAAGATTTGTTTACTCTTTTAACTTTTCTACAAGTTGCTTTAGCATCCGATAAAGTAGCAAATTTTATTTTTACAGTATCTTTAGGGTTTTCATCAGTATATAATCTACGACCACTACCTTTAGGTTTTTTACCTGTTCCTTTTACTGGGTCTTTTATTTTTTTTACCATCTTCTTTCCTTATAGCTCTATATATTATATCAGGAGGTGCCATAAAATAACAATACTCTTTTATAGTTAAGACTTTAAATGACTTTTGTTTATTAAGACCCCACTTAAAATCTAGGGCATTATTTTTTATCATTTCAGAATAAAATTTATATTTATCAGGCCATTCGTGTTTTGTGAATTTCCATATTTTTTTTGCGTTTAAAACTATTGCATATGGATTAGATGTGTGGTCACTCTTCCAAATATTTTCATCATCAATACTTACTATGTTTTTTATGTCCATTCATTAACGCCTACCATCTACTTGAGTGTCTGCCTTAAATGTTCCATAACGCCAAGTTTCATCTCGTGCTGTATTTTCTATCTTTAAATTAGCTGCTCTACCTCGAGCTCTCGTATCTACTTTTTGTGTCGTAGGAGAAACTGTAAAAGGACCTAAACTACTACTAGCTTCTGTATCACTTGGAAAGTCTTTAAGGTTTATTGTTACTTGTGCATTACCAGTAAGAGCTCTAAAGTCTGGTACAAATCTTCTAACTTTTATAAAAAATTCTCCAGTGCTACCTTCAGTCTGTACTTCAAAATCACCACTTTGTATACTACCAACTATTGGAGAGGTTGCACTTGTGTTTACTTCATTATTACCTTTTTCGTGAGCGTATAAAGTTGTTGCTCCATTTATGTTTGTAACACCTTGTATTGTAGGAAAAGTTGGAATAGCACTACTATCAAATGCACTAGCGTAAGGATTATCAAATATTGTTTTATCATAATATGTAGTTCTTGCTAATGAACCTATGGTCCAAACATTTTCTAAATAATTAAAAGTAACTACTCTGTCTATTTGTGTAGAACCTGCTTTTGGATAAAACCAGTTTATTTCACCAAACAATGAATTGTAACCTGCAAAAATAACATCAGCAGCATCAAAATTTAAGCCTAAGTCACCATCATCAATAGTAGTGAAAACAAAATCTTCTACAGAACAAGGTATCTTCTTTACTGTTCCATCAAATAAATAAAAACCACCTGCTTGACCCATCCAATACACAACACCATTTACAGCAACCACACCATGCTGTGATATCAAACCACAGTTAGCTCCAGCCTGCTCAATACCAAAAGTAAAAGGTGGCCCTATAAATCTCATAGTGTAAGCAGCAGTGTTTGTAAGTATTAAATTATATGATCCAGCGTTTACACCACCTACGATCTTTGTACCATTGTCTATTCTAAAAGTACCTGCTGTATTGGTTGAAGTTGGTGCATAATCAGTTAAACTTTCTTGATCAGAAAACCTTATAAACATTTTATCTTGTGTACCACTTGCTATGGTAGGCTCCGTTCCTAAATGAATTAAATGTCTATCTCTATCAGATACTAAAGTCATCACACTTTTTTCTGGTGCTCCAGATATTACTGTAGCTCTTGTTGTAAGAGGAGATGCAGCACCAGGGTTCCATTGAAATGATTTGTTGTTTCTTACAGTACCGATAAGTATTTCACCAAAATTATCTAATGACCAGTTACCAGGTTCTAGCACTGTGACAGCTTGATTAGTTGCATCACCCCAGCCAAAATAATCAGAAGCTTCTTCTACTGTTGTTCCGTCACTATGAGCTGCTGTTGAAGTACCAGATGCTCCTCTTGATATGCCAGTTAAGTTACTACCACTTACACCAGTGTAAGTAATTAATTCATTATCTACCTTTATAGTCCCACCTGACGATGAAAAATTAGATGTAGAAGCTAAAGCAATAGTAGTGCCTGATCCACCTGTTCCATTACTGTCATTTAATAATGCACCATTCAAAGTGCTTGTTGCTAAAGGAAAAGCCTCTCCACCATATCTACCAGTTCCCCATCCATAACCAGTAACTTGCAAAGCATCACCAATATCAAAATAAGGTGTTACTGTAGCTGATCCAGCAGCTGATATTCCAGTACCTGTTTCATTACTTGCCATAGTGACTGTAAAGCTATCTGATCCAGCAGTTACTACTTGAAAAGTATTTGTTGTAAAATCTTCACCAGCATAACTTGTAGCACCACCACCTGGTAATGTTACACTACTAAATAAAAACAAATCACCTTCTACTAATCCATGTGCAGCTTTGTTAACAGTGACTGTTGATGATCCGTTTGATGATGTGAAAGTACACGATGTTAAAGCTGTACCTAAAGGAGTAATATCATAGTAAGCTCCATCATAATACACAAATAAAGCTTTGTTTGTTCCTAGTGCTATAAAACGTCTTCCTAATACATCAGACCAAATGTGCATAGCTCTTGTTACACCGACTAAAGTATTAGTGGTTGTTTGCTCCCAACCACCTATCTTTTCTGGATAACCATAACGAAAACGAACATTATCACAATCTATCCACTTACCTTGTGCTCCTGTTGGAGTAACCTGTTTGTTTATGCCAGGTGCTATTTTGACTTCACTAAGCATAAGTGTATGTTCCTATCTTATATAATCAGTAACTGTACTATCTGTAGTCCATCTATTTATTCTATTTACAGTTTTAATTGTACCATCACTATTAAGTTCATCTGCATACAATGCTTTAAATGCTGTCATATCACTTGCATTATCTATTGCAGTACATATATCGTCACAGTCTTTTCTTATTGCTGAACAATAGGTTGTTACAGCACTAGGTATTGTTGCACTACTATCCATAGTAACTCTCTGTACTAACCAACCAAATTTTTTAATTTTATCGTGTGCTGTACTTTTACATTGATTTTTAGCTAATGTTTTTAAACCATAATTAATTACTTTGTTACCCTCATCATCTAATATATTTTTACCATCAACGTCTTTAGCTTCTGAATCATCTAATGCTCTGTCCGTTGTAGTATATTTAGTAGTAACTTTTTTATTAGAACTATCAAATGTGTATGTAGGACTTGAAGTTATTTGAAAACTATCATCTCCTTTTACTCCTGGTTCTACAGTATAAATACCTATAGCATTTAATTCTGACCAAGACCAAGCTGTAAATATTCTACGAGAGTGTCTAATATCATCTATAACCATATCTTTGGGTCTAGCGATTATCTCTTCTATTTTATTATCTTTTATATATGCCCACATATTATCACCTCCTTAAAAAGCATTGTTATATTTAAATGGAATGTCTCCCCATGCTCCATAAATTATTGTATTTCCAGATTGATTTATGTCACTATCATTCCCTCTTATTTTGAAACCATTAGAAAGAAAATCAATACCTCTAGCACCAGAAATATATTCTGCTATTTCTTGATCCCAGTTTAAAAGTGCATCCATTTCATTAAAAGTACTTCTTTCACTATCAAGCACTGCCCAATATCTACTACCAGTAGTAGCATTTTTCATAAATACTAATCTAGGTCTGAAACCTGTGTAGATAAATGGTCCATCTTCATTAGCATTTCCTTTGTAAGAACCGAAGTGTTGCATTCCAGACACATTGTGCCACGCATACGCAACATAAGTTTGACCACTTGCATTGACTCTACCTTCAGTACCTATGTATATAACACTGTTAGTAGGTTCTGTATCTTGCCACCAAGCACTACCAGTTGCTTCAGCAGCATTAGTATTTAAAATCAAATTTTTTGTAGCTCCTAAAGCATCATGATAAACTGCCCAATTTTGTTCAGAGCTTCTTCTTTTAACCAATATGAAATCTGGTTTTGCTGATAAACCATGTCCTATTGTGGCATTACTTCCAGATCCTGAATAAGTAATAATACTAAATCCTGCTGCTGTATTTGCCTGCACTGTGGAAGTTGTTGAGCCATTTGAATCACTAACTGTTGTTCCCCCATTAGCTCTCCAACACCACGCAACATAA